CATAAGCCTAAGTAATGTATCGCCCCTGATAGAAGGTAAAACTATCAAGCGATCCTGTTTTTAGACCCAACACCGCCTCCCCCTTATCTAGGGGGTCGAGCCTTCTGAGAGTTTTATAACACTCGGAGTAAAACTATGGTCATAAGATGACCGTAATCTTGCCTAGTAACTTGATCTTTTCCTGCGAGAAGATAACGCCTTGAGGGTTAGCACCCCAAGAGAGTTAAAATTGAGAACACCCGGATTACTTAAAACCACATATTAATAAAGCTACAAAATATAACTTTACTAATCGCAGTTTTAAAGGTCGCGATAAGGAATGGATATCTCTTAGAGAGATCCCTGTATTCTTTAAAACGGCCATCTGGATTACAGAGTGTGGTGAACACCGCCAAGAATTTCACAAGATACGGAACAACATCATTAGACTTGTTAAATCTAATGGATTCAATTGGACTTTTCAATATTTGAAGGAGTCCATGAGAATCTGTATCCAGTATCTTGCAGGTACTCCTACCTTTACAGTTCAAACTGTTCGGGTTCGAGTTACCAAAGACGGACTACCATCCTTTATCCCTATCAGACTCCGACAGGCATTTGCCTTAGGAGCTGATGGTGCTAAAGTGATACGGGGAGTTTTAAGTGTTCTTTCTATATTTCGTGTTTTCCCAACTAAGGTTAAACCAGACTTTTCAGTTATAACTGATCAGTTTTCTGGTCTGGCCCCAACTCTTTTAATAGAGAGGGTTGTTAAACACTTTATAGGTAGAAATAAAATTAAGTGAGGTCGTGTTCGGGGATTTATCTCCGAATCGGCCGGTCCGAATTCTAAGAAGGCTTCTTGGGGAAGTGGGGTTGACGCATTAGCGTTGCTCCACCATCCAAGATTAGCTTGAACAATAACTAGAGAATTATTCCTTTGTAAAGGATATCTTTATTTATGTTCGCTTCTCTTAATTTGGTTGATTTCTGCTCCTCTTTATATCGTTTTAACGATATTTGGATTCGAGAAACCCTACCATATAGGTAGACTTTCTATCGTTTATGATCAAGCTGGTAAAGCTCGGATCATTGCAGTTGTTAACTTTTGGGTTCAACTTATCTTGAAACCTCTTCATGAATCTATTTTTAGATTCTTAAAGGAGGTCCCTCAGGATGGTACCTTTGATCAATTCGGTCCTTTAGACCGGATTAGATCAAGTCCTCTAGAAGGACATAAGTTTCATTGTTTTGACCTCAGTTCTGCCACGGATAGATTGCCTATGGATCTACAGGTAGATGTCCTTAATGCCATTGGTATTAATGGATCTACGTGAAAGAATCTTTTATCTTTCTCTTACCACTATAGAGGGATAAGTTATGAATATTCCGTTGGGCAACCGATGGGAGCTTACTCTTCGTGGGCAATGTTAGCACTTACACATCATGTAATTGTTCTCAAAGCCGCGGAGATTGCAAAAGTTAGTAATTTTACTAATTATGCAATACTTGGTGATGATATTGTGATTAATCACGATCTCGTTGCTATGGAGTATTTAAACATAATGAAGACTCTTGGTGTTAAGATTAATCCTGGAAAATCAGTTGTATCACTACAATTGATTGAGTTCGCCAAAAGATGGGTTACACCCTCTGTTGAGTACTCACCTATTGGAGCAGGAAATATCCTTCACTCTAATAGACATCCAGTTTTAATAGGTTCTTTATTACAAGAATTCTACTTGAAAGCTATAGCTATCAATTCCGATACATTGCGAAATCTACTCGATACGTACCCGTTTAAAAGCGGGATAGAACGAATAGTTCTATGGTTTATTTATGGAAGTAGTGCTATTGATTTCAAACATCGAACAGCCGCTTTCGCGGTGGCTCGAAACATATTTGGATCAGCACTGAAATTCCAACCAGTGAGAGCAGATATTTTATATTCTGCTCTTTGGTTTGAAGTCGAGCGTTCCGCTCGACAGGCTGCCTTAAGAGCGCGTCGTAATGAGAGAGACTTTTACAAAAGTTTCCTCCATACCACGGCAGTTAAGGGTTTAACCATAGGGTTTTTCGAAACCCTTTGCCTTTTTTTGTCACCTGGTTTTTGGTTGTATCTCGAACATATTATTCGAGCCTCCGAAGAGTCGTATTACAGATTTAACGAGCTTTTCGACACTAAAAAGGTCGGACGAGATCGCCACATCTGGAACCCTCACTTTCTTTTAAATTACACCGATTTCCAAGAGGTTTCGATTTCTTGGGATCGTAAGAAACTTAAAGCGTTTGCTAGGTTTACTAGGGGCGTTGCCGAGCGCTGTGAAGCGTTACGGAACGAGAGATCCTACTAGGCTAAATTGGCCGGTAGTACAGTTCTCAACTCTAGGGTAACCGAAACGTCTGAGTTCTTTTGGTGTTCATTACCTTTTACGGTACAAAGGAGGAAGCCATTGTCTTAACAGTGGTGGAGGTCTGCGTCATTCCCTCGAAAGGGGAAGCCGTAAACTGTATTCAGAGATTACTTCTTATAAAAGAAGCACCCGGAAATACTCTACTTCGGTAGGGGGGACCCGGTGTGTATAACTAAGG